TAACATAATAAAGTTTTTATGTCAAAACGTTTTAAAGTTTCACATGAAACAATTATATATTTTTAAACTAATTTTACAAAATTTTTTTTCGAATTCGCAAATTAATAAATTTTTCTATAAATCTCTTTAAAATAAATGATTTATTTTTATCTTTCTTAAAAACATCTGCAGAAATATCTGATGAATTAAAAAGATTTTCATCTAATTCAAAAGTTCCATAACTATCATAAAATTTGCCCCACTTTTTTCTATACGTAAAAAACTCAGAACCTAATCTTTCATTAACTCCATACCAATACGATATGGCAACAAAAGAGGGAAAAGGAAGTAATTGACCTATTTTAAAGTTATTAACTCTTCTATGTCTTATTTCATACTCAAAAAGTGACCTAATTTGTTTATCAATTTGTCTATCATTTTGAGCAATAAGTATAAAATTATATCCTAAGTGTCTATGTTGGATAAAAAATTTTATCCACTCCATTCTATCATTATTAGATTGCCAACAACGACTATTCCACGTAACAGAACACTCATCATAAACTACTAAAGTTTGATTTTCAACACATCTTTTATGATGAGCAAAAGCATAATCTAGCAAAAATTTAACAGTTAATTCAGAGTTATTTTTATATATAAAATTAGCATTTTTATTTTTTATCATTTTTTCATTAATACTAAAATTAGCAATAACATTAGGATATTTTTTATTCTTATTAAGTCTTGTATAAATATCTCTAGCAACATGTAAAGATTTTCCACTACCAGGAGTACCACTATAAAAGTATATCATTAACTAACTCACCACCTTTAACCATCTTAATACAACTTGTGCTATATAATAAATAGCAATAGCACCAACCCAATAGCCTAACACCATAAACATAAAATCAATAGGTATAACCCAATTTAAAGTATCTAAATAAGGAATGTCTATTCCATCAAGAACCTTAAAAGGAGATGGTGGAAGTAAGAAAAGAAATGCACTAGCAACAGAACCTAAAGCATCTATAATTAAATTAATTAAACCAACTATAAAATTAGATATCATTATAAAACCTCCTATGCTCCACTAATAAATCTTCTAGTAATAACAACTAAAGCAACAACGTATATTAAAGCAAAAAAAGAACGAGATATAGCTGCAAGAGTTTCAAATTGAGAAAAATCAATAATAAACTTCTCAGTAACCATTTCAACTTCCCAGCGAGGGGGAGAACCAGGAGAAATTAATTTTTCTACACAACGTTTTAA